TAATTCTTCCTGCCATATCTACCTCCCAAAGAATTTCTTAGCTACTGCCTGACCAACAAAAGCACCAGGTCCAAATGCAATCTTAGCACCCAACCCTATACCCAATGCAAAAGGAAGATTTCCTATCTTCCCATCAACTTGTATCCTAGTTGCATTTAATGTCAGATCTCTTGTAGCACTCTCACCAATCTGAATTGATTCTTTACCTTTAATTACAATATGATTAGCATCTAAAGTAATAGTACCAGCTGCTTTTATACGAACATCATCTTGTGCAGAACCTAGAGCTAAATCACCACCCCAAGACTGTATAATAAGAGGACCACTATGATTTGCTTCTTTCTTAGCTCCAGCTTCTATTAATAATCCACCTTCAGCATTTATCCTACTCTGATCATTTTCATGATGAGATATTAAAAAAACTGCCTGATTATCATTAGTTCCTTTTATACCAAAAGCTTCTCCACCAAAATTATCAGGGTTTGGATCATTTACATTAATAACAAGTTTAGGCCCTAACTTATCCCATGTATGAGAATCTTGTCCTTTTAACATAATACTAACTCACACAATCAATTACTTGAACAATTTCACCTTGAGGTCTTCTCTTAGACATTACAGGTCTCAAAATTGCACCCACTCCAGTTTCACTATCTATATTTAGTTCTGGTAAATCATCGTATGCAATCTGATTCGTCAAACTACCACTAACAATTTGACCATTAATTATATTTAAATCAAAATTCTCTAAAGTATCTTCATTTGTATATCCATTTCCAGGATCTTGAATAACAACTCTATCGATGAATAAATCAGTTTCTTCATCAGCTGCTGGATAATTTACACCCGCAGTAATCATTGTAAAACTAGTAATCTGACCATACGTAGGAGAATTTGGATTCTTATCCACATGAGCTTGAGCATATGCACCACGACCTTGATCACATTCATCATCAATTGTTACTATGGGGTCACTAGTATATCCACTACCAGGATTTGTAACTTCTATACCAGCAATACTTGCAGTTCTTTGAATTTCACCAAATAAATCATCCTTATCAAATTTTCTAATAAAATTACCAAGAATAGCTTTACCTGATCCTCCAATTCCACCTCCACCAAAAATTTCAATAGAAGCACCACCACAACTAGTAGGATTTCCTGTATTACAAGGACTCACATCAGATGCCTCTGAAAGAGGAGTTCCAAAAACTTCCCAAGAACCATATTCCTTTTCAAATGCTGTTGCCTTATTTGCTACTGCTTGAGTAAGTGCTGTTCCACTAAAGATTTTCTCAAAATTCTTTTTAGTTTTTGAAATAGAAGCAACCTTTTTCAAACCCTTACCAATAGTAAAAGTATTACTTGAAGGGCATTTAGATTTAGAACCACAATCTCCTAAAGAAGCAAGTTTACCAAAAATGTTTATACCACCACCTAAAAAACTCTTGGCACTAAATGAAAATCCCAATATGTTGGTAATAGGGCCTAAAAGTGATCCTGTAACAGAATCAATCATATTAATAACTTTATTATTAATTGCTCCTATTATTTGTTGTACTGCACATGGAACAGGATTTGTTATCTTTGGAATTGCTGCAGAAATCAAATCACTAATCACACCACCCATAGCATTCATAATTTTCTTACCAACACAAAAAACACCATCCAATAATCCACTAACTGGACCCATAAGACCTTCATGAATAGCTGTAACTTCTGCCAATGCTGCACTATAAGGAAATCCTGCACCAACTTTCGCAAATATTGCTGTTGATACTTTTTGCATTCCACCACTAATTAATCCTTGCAATTTATCATTAACGGCAGATGTCGATTTATTGATAAACCCACTCATAGTTCCACTCATTATATTAGAAACATTTTTTATTTCATTAGACATATTAAGAATGGCATTTCCAGGTCCAGTAATTTTACTGAAAAAATTCTCCATTTGAACCTGCAGTTCCTCAAAAGTATTATCCTTACAAGGTTCTGCAAATACTATTGATCTTCCTACAGTAATACTATCTGGTTTTTCACATGCCTCAATTGATGCAATAAGTTTATCTTTTTTTTCTTTTTGTTTAGGAGTAAGTGCAGAATTTTTTGCAGCTTCTACACCATCTAAAACCTCAGGATATTTTTCTTTGAGTTCTTTAATCTGCTCTTGTGCTACTTTGCCTGGAGGATTTGCTTCTATTAATTCCTTTGCAGTATCTAACTGTTCATTACTTAAGTTTGGAGGAGCAGGTGTTTTATCTACCTCAACTACCCTGTCTAATTGATCCTTAGGTACTTCCTCAGGTACTACTTCCTCTTTCCCAGTTACTCCTCTATCCGCTTGATCCTCAAGAGCTTCCCTAAGAACATTATTAAGTTCTGATGTTGATGCATCATTCTTCAGTTGATTTATGAGGGCCTTACCATCAACCTTCTTTGACGCATATACTTTTGTATCTCCTTCAGTCCTCGAAGGAAAATCTTCAACAACCTCTACATTAGCAAGGATCTCTTGTGGTGATACAATTTTACCTTTAGGTTGATTTGTAATGGACTGAGGAACTGAATTATTCACCTTCTTGTTTCTCAGTTTTATGTCTGAAGATGAACCTTCAAAGACCTTCTGATATCCTTCTGAACCAGGATTATATGTGGTACTAGTACCAGTTTTTTCATCAAATACAGTAACTGGTTCTCCTGTTCCACCATACAATAGTCGATTTTGAAGTTTTAATTTCTGAGCTTTATGTTGTTCTCGTATTGATGACATAATTATTTCCTCCTTATTTAATATTTATCAGGATCTATTAAGACTATTTTGATATTTAGTATTAACATTGTTCAGATCTTTCTCCATAGTATCTATCTGCTGTTTATATAATTTCTTATCTTCATCACTAGTAGTTCTTCTATTCATTTTCCATTTAACTTTGTTTATTTCATTATTGATAAAATTATTATATTGTTGATTTTGCTGTTGGCTATTCTTTGCTACACTTTGACCAATTGTAGTTTTATTAGTTTTATTAATTTTATTTCTACCCTCAATCATCCTATTTTCAGTATTATTATTAGTTTTATTTTCAGTATTATTAGTTTTATTTTCAGTATTATTATTAGTTTTATTTTCAGTATTATTATTAGTTTTATTTTCAATATTTCTAATCTCAATCATCCTATTTTCAGTATTAGTTTTAAGTTTATTAATAGGTTTCTCTGTATTGATGGGCTTAAGGAGGGCTGCAGCTCGTTCTTTTTCAAGTGCCTTAACCTCCGCAGAATTATAACCATAAATCTGTTGTAAATCCCGCCTTCTCTTTCGATAATCCAGTGTAGCCTGAGCTTGTTGTGCTTTATCTGATCCTCCTTGACCTCCCCTAACAAGTTCTGAAAAACTACTAGTAATTGTAGTACTCTTACTATCAGAAACAGTACCACCACCAGTTATATCCAATCCAGAAGAATCTGGATCTTCTTTAATTCTTTGACTTTCTCTTTCATTCCATTCATTCCATTCTTCCCGTTCAGTTTCAAAATCTGGTTCTTTGTCTGTTTCAGGCGATGCATTAAATGTTTTTTGTAGTTCTTCTTCTCTCTTATTAAATTCAGCAATCTCCTTCTTTTCCTCTTCACTCAATGTATTCCTTGCTTCTTCTCTCAACTCGTCATCAACCTCATCTCTAGCCTCCTCTTTAGCCTCATCTTCATCCAGTCCTTCTTCAACTTTTTCTTCAACTTTTTCATCAATTCTTTTCTGTGTTTCTTCATCTATTGGTGGTTCTTTCAAAGTATCTGTTTCAGGCTCAGTAGATACTCCACTTTTTTCTGTTTGCTCAGTTGCTTCTACTCTATCTTGTTTTGAAGTGGTATTTATTGCTAATGGAAAACATGAAGGATCATCTCCACTTGCTTCATCAGTATAAGTAAGAGGTAATTTTTTATTTGATCCAACATACCCACTTTTTATATCAAATCTACCTTTTCCATATTTAATACCTTTAGTTCTACCTAATACTCCAGTAATAATAGGGTTTTGTTTTGAATCTCCATCCAAGAAATAACCAACAACTACATCTCCTTGTGCTATTAGAATTTTTTTATCCCTATTTGCTGCACCAGTACCGTCAGTCACACCTAATTGAACGAGTGCAAATACAATATTACTATCTTTTATTTCTTCAGTAGAAGGGTGATGACCCATAATCGCCACTCTTCTTCGATATCCAAATCCCCCATGACCTTTTAATTGCTCTTCTTGAGCATCAAAAGGCAACACGATACCAAGCCAATTATTACCCTTAGCCCCCAAAAACT